CAACGCTAACCGCGATGTTATCAACCGTTGGATTGCCAAGCGTAATGTCGGCAATCGCAAAGGTTTCTTCCTCAAACATCGTGACCGCAGAAATCGTTGGAATGCCTGCGATGATGTCATCTGCAAGTAAGCCACCTTCGGCTATTGCGCCAAGTGGTGCGGAAGCGAGTGGGCTAAATCCAAGCATTGCGGTTTCCTTACGGTGCTACTGGCCAATCATCATCGGCAATGTTAGGCCATGATGCCAAGTCTGACATATCGCGCAACTCTTGACGATAGGTTGCCCACGCTGTCTTGTCCTCATTGCTGAGAGGACTGTCGTTCATCTGCGTCCAATCGCTGTCAGACAACAGCTTATTGCGCGCGGTGCGATGACCTTCAGCAACTTTAGCATCCAAGCCAGCCTGATACGCAGCCTCATGCTCTGCCTTGGTTGTCGTAACGCCATCCTCATCAGTGGTGTCTTGGAACATGTCACGGGCAACGTAGTTCTCTACCCAGTTGCCGTTAGCATCTTGGACAACACCATCACGCACTGACGTTTGGTATGCGCCCACGGTTGCCGCTGGGCTGCGTAGCACTGGGTCTAGGTCTAGTGCGTCTAGGGTTGCTGCTTTCCATACACGAGGTAGGGACATGTTGCTGTAGTGTTGTCTCCAAGCCCCTTGGGACTGCACAAGTCCTGTTGTTCTGTTTCTGTAGTCACTCATTAGATTGATCCTTTCATATGAGTTTGATTATGCAATCGCATAGAAGATGTAGGTTCCAGCATCTATGGTATTGCCAGTGGCGGTAAAACCTCCAGCCGTTGGGTCTATGTTGTTATTGGTAGTTTCTGCACCTGTTGTATTAAGTTTTAAACGCTTATCATTAAAACCCGCAGCATAGCCACGCTCACTATCGTAAACAAACCAATCACCTGTACCACTGCTACGCTTCATAAGCACAAACCTTGCAGAACTTGAGAAGCCGCAGTCTACAAAAGTGTCACTGCTTCCAGCCGTAAAGCTCCCCACCTTAGACACACCATCTAGGCTTGCGAATAGGTAAGCTATGTAGGTGCCGCCGCTACCATTAATTTGACCAAGACTTCCCACCGTAAAAACAGATGAAGTTGGGGCGGTATTGTTAAAAGAGCTAAGATCATCTTCTGCCGCTGTAGTTTGATGTAACTTTAACCTTTTACCTGCACCTAAAGCTGAATGATAAACAGTCCAAATATCAGCCGAATCTCTACGCTTCACCCACATCATCTCAGGGGCAACGCCAAGGTTATGGCTTACGGTATGTCCTAGTGTTCCGTTCCCCGTGTAAGTAACGACATCAAAGTAGTTGGGGCGTCTTTGCCAACTGTAGGTTACATAACTTTCACCATTAGAATTAGACTGACCATAAGTTTGTGGTAATTCAAATCCGTCATTGTAGTCATAATCAATCCAATCTGTTAGACTATCATAACTTACATCAGTAGATGATGTCATATGCATACCATCAATCAAGCGTGAACCCATGCCACCTAAACCACCATCACGCTCCAATATTAAGTTTGTGTCTATTGCAAAACCTGTGGTAAATTTCCTGTTGGCTGTTCCGTTCCCTGTGTATGTTTGAACATCAAACACATCAGTCGCATCTTCAGGCACAGCCATAGGGCCACGGCGAATGGCTATGTAGATGTAATTATATCCAGAGGCGTTGGTTTCATCTAAGGTTGTAACTGTTTCAAAACCCGTGGGTGTAAAATTAAAGATTTCAAATGCTTCACGTTCAGCAGAGGAAGTATTCGGAAATAACTCTGCACTGTTACCACCTGTTGGTGCGCCCCTCATGTTGTCAAACACTTCCCAGTTTTGGTTTGAATTTGTTGCTTTTACTAGCAACCACTGTGGTTCAAACCCAAGGTCAATAAAGTTACCCGCTGAACCTGTCCCAGTATAACTCCCACACTTGATAATATCAGCATCACCATCAGGGCCGAACTCACCGTCACCATCGTTGTGGGCGAATATATACGCTATTCCAGTTTCACCTGCAAAATTAGTTGACCAAAAAGTTCCTAAATCAACTTGAGTACTAGAAAAACTCACTGTGTCATAAGAAGCGGCTGCCGAAGTTGTGTTAAGAAACATATATTCATTTGCACTTACAAGATCACGATGGTGAACACCCCAGCTTGACGTAGTGCTAGTAATCTTTGTAATAACCATGCCTACATCTGAACCTAGGCTATGATTAATTATTGTATCTGTTCCTGTTGACCCAACAGTAAATTCAACCACATCAAAGAACTTAGGGGCTTTGCGGAATGTCCACGAGGCGTAATTATAGCCATTTTGATTGATATTTCCAGAACTAAGCATTGACCAACCGTTAGAATTAAAAGAGGTTAGTCCATTTGATTGGTAGTTCTGAGCATCCGTTAAGTTAGGCTTTATGCGATTGTATGCACCACGTTCTGTATCAAAGATGTTATGATCCTGTGTTGCATCTCGCCTCTTCATCCAAACCATACCACCTTCGCCAGCTTCGGCTGCGTCAAAGGGGCCGACTTCTGATGCTCTTGGATTGCCATTAACAGTGACACTGTATGAGTTAGAACTTGCGTCAGCCAATGGCGTGTCACCCTGACCAACCAAAAGAACTGTGTTGCTGTCGGATGTAAATGCAGATGTTGGAACTGTAAGGGATGTAGATGTTGGATCATATCTGGCGGTGTCAGAGATACGAACAGATGACATATAGCCATACATCAGTTCATAACCTGATGCTGATACAGTACCACCACCAACAGCACCAATGTTATAAGTAGTAGAGTTAAGGTTGCCACTTATTGTCGCTGTACCGATGCGTGATCCGTTCACATAGGAACTAACTACGTTACTTGAGTTTCGTGTGATTGCTAAATGGTTCCATCCGTCTATGTCATAATAACTTGATGCATTACCATTAACACTTGTACCTGCTACTGTTATGTAAACAAGGCCAGAGCTACTTAAATAATCAGTTTTTACCACAAAGTTATTTTCGTCGCTGCCATTACCTATCAGATAAATTGCACGGTCTGCGTCGTAACTGTAAAACCATAGTTCAATAGTAAACTCACCACTTAACGCTGGTAGCGTTGCAGTCTGTAAATAATCACCATCGCCATCTGGGAAGTAAATACCACCGCCACTATTAGACTGCCCAAGGTTAATCCCATTATCAATAACTTGTACAGAACCGTTCCCTTCATAGAGATAGGTGGAGAACACATCTTCTACGTTCAGGCCACCCGCACCACCTGATGCCGCTGCCGTGCCTGCCGCTGCCTGAAGTAACTTTTTCTTAGTTGCCATTGTTTACCCCAATGCTTGTCCAGCAGTGAACCCATACCAGTTTGACCCGCCATCGCGCGTTGTGAACACAAAGACATCTTTCGCAGATGCTGTCGCTGTCAGCGTAGGTGCCGTTGCCGCAGGCCAATCTACTGAGCTAGGCCAAGTGACTGTGTAACCAGACGCAGAGGCATCCTGAATGATCTCAATGCTGAAGCTATACGCAGTGCCACTGGCAGGGGGGTTAGAGAACGTGAACGTAGTGTTCTCTGTCAGTGTGTGGCTGAATGCGTTACCCGCCTCACAGTCTACCGTAGTGGCGTTAGAGGTGGATGTGACCGCTGCGTAGGTTTCGTTGTAGCTGTCGGCTATGAGTTCGCCTGTTACGTCTGCGCCTACTGAGGTTGTTTCAATCTTTTTGCTGTTATCATAATACAGCTCAACACTGTTGTTATTACGACCATATAAGAAAAACTCACCAGCCGCATTGGTCAGCTTTAAGTTACTTGCGGAAATAAATAAATCACCTGTTTGATCCCCGCCTTCCGCAATGTAACTATTAGAGCCATCGTGGTAAATCTGTAGGTCAGACCCATTACCAAGAACAATTTTCTCACCATCAGGAAAGTTTACATCGCCATTCGCATCCGCAGTGACAACCTTGGACGCTTCTACGGTGCCAAGGGTTGTGATGTCGTTGTAATTTAGTTCTGCCGCTGATGCAGTAACGCCAAGATCGGCTAGGCTCTCAACCTTCGCTGATAATTCGCTAGACTTTGCAAGCGGAACACCACCAGCCGTGGAACCATCGTGGACAACCGCCGTGTTTTTATCCGTATCAACCGTGATCTCGCCAACTGCACCCGTAAACGTGCTATGCTGAGAAGTTGTGCCGCGTCTAAATTGTACTTGCTTTGCCATTATGCCAACGCTCCGTAATCATCCACCGACCCAACAG